AGATGGCAAAAGAATACAACTGTTTACGGAACAGTTGCAAAATCCTTCGCTTTGGCAACGTGCCTGTATGGAACAAGCGAATCAAATGCCTCCAATAGTTAGAGGTAAAAAATGGCAAAAGATGGTTCAAACATTAATGCGGGACGCTGTGACAATAGAAGTCCCTCCTGAACTAACGATATCCGGTCAATTCAAAGAGTTATTAAAGTCTTATTGCACAGGCCGTGTTCGAGCAATGGTTCCTGAAGAAATGGAACTTGGCAAGCCTTGGACAGAAAACGGCAAAACCTTTTTCAAAATGGATGGTTTAATGGAATTTCTAAAAAACAGGAGGTTCGATCACTACAGTGGGGTGCAGATTCAAGAACAATTAAGACAAATTAATAACGATGATAAGTGTAACGGACATCATGCCATTAAAAAAAGAGACGATAGTAGATCCACAATAAGAGTTTGGTGGGTTCCACAATTTGAAGAAACAGAAGTAAAACTAGATCCAGAGGAGTTCCAAGAGAATGACATCCCGTTCTAATAAATTACTAAAAGCAAAAGAAGTAGCGGGTATGCTTAATATTTCCGAAGCTGCCGTGTGGAAATGGACAAGTGAAGGCACTTTTCCAACTCCAATTAGACTTAGTGACAACCGGAAGCCAGCCACAAGGTGGGTTGAGAAGGATATAGAGGATTGGTTAGAGGAAAAGAAGGGTGGATAAATTAATCTTAGGCCCTCCTGGATGCGGTAAAACGTACACTTTAGTTCAGCATGTTAGAGAATATTTAGGCGCGGGAGGCTCTCCTGTTAAGTTGGGTATGGTCTCGTTTACACGAAAAGCTGTTGAGGAGATGTTAGATCGTCTTTGTTTAGAGTTTAACCTCAATAAAAAAGCTTTTCCTTATGTCAAAACAATGCACGCTCTTGGCAAGTCTGCCTTGGGTCTGGACAGTACAAAACTCTTGGGTTCAAAGGATTTTGAAGTAATCGGTAATAGTCTTGGTTTAGACTTTGAAGGCACTCCTAATTTAATGAATGATGGGGTTGTGATGACCACGGTAGGTGGAAACGCAGGTGAATATATGAATGTTATTTCCCGTTCACGTTTGCGGAAAGTAAGTTTATCTGACGAGTTAAACGTCTCTAATAATACAACGCTGCACTATGAGAAGTTAGTTCAAATATATGAAACAATACAAAACTATAAGAAAACATATAACAAACATGATTTTGAGGACATGATTGAACTTTATGTGAAATATGTTGATCCTCCAAAATTTGATCTTCTAATTGTAGATGAGGCACAAGATTTACTGCCTTTGCAGTGGGACATGGAGAAAAAGATGTCCTCATCAAGTAAACAGACGATTGTAGCAGGGGATGATGACCAAGCCATTCACAAGTGGGCGGGTGTAGACGTTGACTTGTTTATAAAAAGGTCAAAAAATATACATGTATTGAAACAATCATACAGATTACCTCAAAGTATTTGGAAACTTGCCGTTGATCTATCTAAGCGTATTTCAGTACGGTTGCCAAAAGAGTTCTTACCTAAAGATGAGTGTGGTCAGGTACATGCGATTTTGCATCTTTCTGATGCGCCGTTGGAGAAAGGGTCTTGGACCATCATGGCCCGAACCAATTCTTTTGCGAGAGATTTTGCAGAGGAACTTCGTGTATTAGGATATTACTATTCGTTAAAGAATGTCCCTTCAGTAGATCCAAAGCGAGTTATTACCATGAAAGTATGGGAGCGTCTTCAATCAGGAGATTCTGTTCCAGCTTTAGAATTAAAAATTTTCTTTGAGATAGTTCCAAAGCAGGGAGACCATAAAGTCGTTAAACGTGGAGGTAGAAAGCTCATTGAAGAATGTCCGATAGACGCTGCGTATGACTACTGGGAGTTAGTTAAAAATTTTAAATTAGTTGCTCCCAAGGAAGCAGATTCTTATCGCGTGGCAGGATTAGGGGAGCAAGAGAGAATTTATATTGAGTCTCTAGAACGTATGGGAGAAGATATTACACAGCCACCACGCATAAACGTCTCAACATTTCACGCAATGAAAGGCGGGGAGGATGACAACTGCATAGTTTATCTTGGCAGTACTTATGCTTGTGTAAATAACGATGATCAAGATGAGGAGCATCGAGCTTTTTACGTCGCGATTACTAGGGCCAGAGAAAATCTATATTTATTAGAGTCAAACAAGAAATACCGCTATGAAATATGAACTTCCTGAAGGGCATGTGGCGATAAATTTTAGCGGTGGTCGTACAAGTGGGTATGAGTTAAATAATTTTGTCTCAAGACAAGGTGATTGGTTATTTGATGATGAGGCATATCTTTGTCAACAAGATCATGGAGAATGTACAGGATGAAAAAAGAACAAGCAATCTTAGAAGCTTTAGAGCTTATAAATGGAGAGAGAGCAGAAACTTACGGTGATGCTGACGAAATGTTTCATGATATTGCCGTGGGTTGGCAGGTTATAGCCAATTCTTGTAACGACCCAGATTTTGGGGTGGGTTTTGACGTAGCGCATGTGGCCCTTATGATGGACTGGTTAAAGACCTGTAGAATTTTAAAAAACTGGGGTCACAAAGATTCTTGGATTGATAAGTTAGGTTATACGGCTCTTGGTGCTGAGTCTGGTATAAGGGAAGAAAAAATAAAGCAGCCTAAGATTGGTGAAGTTATGACCAGAAAAATGGTAGACCAAATCATAGAAAACACAAAAAATGAAAAATCAGACAAATCTGTTTAAACGGCCTACTCAAGATAAAGATTTTCAAATCAAAAATGAAATGGATCTCATTGAGCAAGACTGGAATATTCCAAGCGAGTTTCCGGATCTACGCCATTGCAAAGAACTGGCAGTGGATTTAGAAACGTGCGATCCAAATTTAAAAGTGCTTGGACCCGGATGGGCTCGTAAGGACGGTTTCATCGTAGGTATCGCAATAGCATCCAATGACTGGAGCGGATATTTCCCCATAAGACATGAGCGGGGCCAGAACGTCGGTGCTAAAATGGCTTTGCGTTGGCTTAAACAGCACATGGAAACTCCTAACATTGACAAAATCATGCACAATGCCTCCTATGATTTGGGCTGGATGAGAGCCGAAGGCATCGAGGTGCAAGGTCGAGTCATTGATACGATGATTACTGGCGCATTAGTGGATGAAAATAGATTAAGTTACGCTCTTAATTCTCTTGGCAAGGATTATCTTGGAGAGACAAAAAACGAAAAGCTACTTCGCGCTGCGGCAAAAGAATTTGGAATTGATGCTAAATCACAAATGTATAAACTTCCCCCAAAGTATGTGGGTGCTTACGCTGAACAAGATGCCGCGTTAACTCTGCGTTTATGGCACTTTTTTAAAAATGAGATTTCTAAACAGGATTTAAAAAACATTTGGGAGCTTGAAACTGATCTCATACCAATGATGTTAGACATGAAGACTCAAGGGGTTAAGGTAAATGTCGATGGTGCAGAGAGAGCTAAAAAGTCTCTTCAAAATAAAGTAAAAACTTTACACTCGTTTATTAAAGAAAAGTCCGGAGTAACAGTAGAGCCTTGGGCCAGCGCCTCTGTCGCAAAGGTGTTTGACGCTTTAGGAGAACCTTATACACGTACAGAACAAGGCGCGCCCTCCTTTACTAAGCAATGGCTTCAATCACATAGTAACGAGGTCGCGCAAGCCATTGTAAGACTAAGAGAGTTTGACAAGGCAGACAGTACTTTTATAGACACGATTCTAAGGCATGAGACCAAAGGTAGAATACATGCTGAATTTCATCAATTACGCTCTGATGATGGTGGAACCGTTACGGGTAGATTCTCAAGCTCAAACCCCAATCTTCAGCAAATTCCTTCAAGAGACAAAGAGATTAAAAGTTTAATCCGTGGTTTGTTTATTCCAGAGAACGGTTGTAGATGGGGCTCGTTTGATTATGCGAGTCAAGAGCCAAGGTTGCTTGTGCATTTTGCTAATCTTATCGTAGAAAGTCCCTCCCTTACTGCAATTAAAAAAGCGTATGACGCAGGCACTGGAGACTTGCATCAAATGGTTGCCGATATCGCAGAGATTAGCAGGACTGAGGCAAAGACTGTAAATCTTGGTATCATGTATGGAATGGGCAAAGGTAAGTTAGCGGCACAACTTTCAATTACTAAAGACGAGGCAACGGATCTTCTGGACATCCATCACGAAAGAGTGCCTTTTGTAAAGGATCTTGCAAAAATGGCTAGTGACCGTGCGGGGGATGCAGGTTCTATCAGGACATTACTTGGTCGCAAGTGTAGGTTTGATTTGTATGAACCTAGATCCTTTGGATATAAAAAACCATTGCCATACGAAAGAGCCATGAAAGAGTATGGTCCGTTTATTCGTAGAGCTTTTACATACAAAGCATTAAATAAGTTAATTCAAGGATCTGCAGCTGATCAAACGAAAAGAGCTATGCTTGACTGTTATAAAGAAGGGCTTTTGCCAATGCTTACTGTTCATGATGAGCTATGCTTTTCAGTGAATGATGAAAACCAAGCACGTAAAATCAAAGATATAATGGAGAACGGCCTGTCGGATATCTTAACAGTGCCTTCTAGTGTTGATGATGAATTGGTAGATAACTGGGGACAGGTTACTTAACGTTTTGTAATCTACGAGCAATCTCTGCGTTGATCGCTTGTGTTTGTGGATTACCACCTAGCAGCGACGGAGATACCGCTCTTCTTTGTGTAGGCTGCTGTAACGCTATATCAGGTCTTGCAAAATTTATCATACGTTCTGTTGAAGGCATTTTCTTTCTTCTAGCTTGTGTTCTTTGCTCCATCATTTCAAGTCTCTCTGGAGCACGGTCAATTAAGATTTCTGCGGTTTGTTGCGCTTGGTTTACACCTTGCGCAGCTGATTGAGCCGCAAACTCATTTGCTTTTTCAAACAAAACTCCAAGTTTATCGTAATCCTCATCTGGTAAAGGTTTTGTAAGCTTTCCACTGCGAACGCCAGTCGGTCTTGTTATAATCTTTAAAAAACCTGGAGTACGTAATACATACGACATAAATTTCAATCCAGCAGCAGCCGTTGCTGCTTTTAT